CTTGCAGTTCTAGAAACATTCGCATTCGTATCACAGGCTGCATCTGCTAAGAAAGCAGGTGGTGGAACTAACCTTTACTCAAATGTTGTAAATGGTTCTCAGTATGTTCGTTGGATGGATTATCCTACTGCACTGTCTGAGGCTGGAACAGACCCAGTTGCTGGTTCTACATTCACTCGTAATGGTGTTATCAATGATACACTTTCTGGTGGAACAGATGATAACCCAACTATCGGTGAACTAGACCTTGCATACGACTTGTTCGGAGATGTTGACACTGTAGATATTAACCTAGTAATGGCTGGAACATGTCCTGCTGGAACTGATGGTGTTACACACGCAACTAACATGATTGACCTTTGTGAACTTCGCAAAGACTGTGTTGCATTCATCTCTCCTCGTAGAGCAGATGTTGTTGGTGTTACTACTTCAGCTGCACAGACAACTAATGTTACTGGTTTCTTTGACCAACTTGCAAGTTCGTCTTACGCAGTATTTGACTCTGGTTACAAATACATGTATGACAAATACAACGATGTATACCGTTATGTCCCATTGAATGGTGACATTGCTGGTCTTGCCGCAAACACTGATAATGTTGCTGACCCTTGGTTCTCACCTGCTGGTTACAACAGAGGTCAGATTCGTGGTGCAGTTAAACTTGCATACAACCCAACTAAAGCACAAAGAGATATTATCTATCCTAAGAGAATTAATCCTGTCTGCACATTCCCAGGCCAAGGAACAGTTCTGTTTGGTGATAAGACTGCTCTTTCTCGTCCTTCTGCATTCGACAGAATCAATGTTCGTAGATTGTTCATTGTTCTTGAGAAGGCGATTGCAACTGCATCTAAGTATCAGTTGTTTGAGTTCAACGATGAGTTCACTCGTGCTCAGTTCCGTAACTTGGTAGAACCTTTCCTTAGAGATGTTCAAGGTCGTAGAGGTATTACAGACTTCTCTGTTGTTGCAGACGAGACTAATAATACTGGAGAAGTAATTGACCGTAATGAGTTTGTTGCAGACATCTACATCAAACCTGCTCGTTCAATTAACTTTATTACACTAAACTTCATTGCTGTTAGAACTGGTGTTTCTTTCAGTGAGATTGGCGGATAAGGAGATAGAAAATGGCTAGTATTGATGAATTTAAGAGTAACCTTATCGGTGGTGGTGCAAGAGCAAACCAATATCGTGTGATTATTACAACTCCTCCAGCAATTACTACTGGATTGGATATTAATCGTGCGTCATTCTTGGTTAAAGCAACTTCATTGCCAGGGCAAACAATCGGTGAAATCGCAGTGCCTTTTAGAGGTCGTAACCTCTACTTGGCTGGTGACAGAGAATTCGAAACATGGACAACTACCGTTATTAACGATACAGACTTCATGATTCGAAATGCAATGGAAAGATGGTTGAATGGAATCAATGACCTAGATGCAAACACTGGATTAACTAATGTCTCAGATTATACTGCTGACATTACAGTTGAGCAACTAGACAGAGATGACAACATTCTGAAATCTTATACATTGAAGAACTGTTGGCCAACTGGTGTAACACAAATCGACTTGTCTTACGATACCGCAAACGAAATCGAAACCTTTGATGTCACTTGGAGATACACTTCATTCTCCCCAAGTGCGGTATAATCTAGTTTTACAAACCTACTAAATAGTAGGGTAAAACTTAGGAGACTTATAGTATGGCTGAACTTTTCGGTTTCAGAATTACAAGAGCGACTAAAGATGGGGGCAGTAACTCGTTTACTGCTCCCTCTACTGATGACGGAACACTTGATGTAGTATCTGGTGGAGGCCATTATGCCTCTGTCTTGGATATGGATGGTCGTGACCGTAATGAGCTTGACCTAATTCGTAGATATCGAGACATTGCACAACAAGCAGAATGTGATAGTGCGATTGAAGATATTGTTAATGAAGCAATCGTTTCAGATGAAAGAGACCAATCGGTTTCTGTTTCTCTGGACAGATTGGATGTATCACCTAAAATTAAACAAAAGATTCGTGAAGAATTCAATGAAGTTCTTAGACTTCTTGACTTCAACCAAAAGGGACACGATATTTTTAGAAGGTGGTATGTAGACGGTAGAATTTACTACCATAAGATTATCGACCCTAAACATCCTCGCAAGGGTATGAAAGAGGTTCGATATATTGACCCTCGTAAAATTAAAAAGGTTCGTGAAGCCGAGAAAAGTGTTGACCCTAAAACTGGTCTAGACATCGTTGGTAAGGTTGAGGACTTTTATCTATTTAATCAAAACGGATATGAATCTGGAGTTGGAACTAACAGTGGTGTAAAGATTACTCCCGACTCGATTACATATTGTCCATCTGGTTTGGTGGATATGCACAAAGGGACTGTCCTTTCATATCTAAACAAAGCAATTAAACCAGTAAACCAATTGCGTATGATTGAAGACGCATTGGTTATTTACCGAATTTCAAGAGCCCCAGAAAGAAGAATTTTCTACATTGATGTGGGTAACCTTCCAAAGATGAAGGCAGAATCATATCTTAAAGATGTGATGAATCGTTATCGTAACAAACTAGTATACGATGCGAGAACTGGTGAAATCAGAGATGATAGAAACCATATGTCTATGTTGGAAGATTTTTGGTTGCCTCGTAGAGAAGGTGGTAGAGGAACTGAGATTACTACACTGCCTGGCGGTTCTAACTTGGGAGAGATTGATGATATTCAATACTTCCAGAAAAAACTATTTCGTTCATTGAATGTCCCTGTATCCAGACTTGCAGAAGAAACTGGATTCCAAATTGGTCGTTCAGATAACATCACTCGTGACGAACTCAAGTTTACTAAGTTCGTTCAGAGACTTCGTAAGAAATTCTCTGTTCTATTTGCAGACATGTTGAAGACACAGTTGGTGTTGAAAGGTGTTATCGCAGTAGAAGAGTGGGACACATTCAAAGAACATATTCAGTTTGACTTCCTACAAGACGGACACTTCACTGAACTAAAGAATGCAGAGATTCTGAGAGAACGACTAGATATGTTAGGACAAATCGAATCGTATGTCGGAACTTACTTTTCTAAGGAGTATGTGAAGAAACAGGTTCTTAGAATGACTGATGAAGAGATTGAGGAAATTGAAACTCAAATCAAAGATGAAGGTGAAGGTGGTGATGAAGACTCTGGTGGAGACTTCTACGCACAAAACGACC